GAGAGCAGAGTCTGGTGTAGATGGTGCAAAAGGATTTATGAAAGCAGCAGCAGCAGCACCTCCTCCTGCAAATGTACCTTTGATAGCAATATTTGCAGCTCAAGCAGCAGGTATTGCAGCTACTATTGCAGCAGCAGTAAACTCTGCAAAGTCTAAAATAGGTTCTGTTGGCGGTGGTGGAGGTGGTACTACATCTGCACCTACTCCTCCCCCTGCTTTTAATGTGGTAGGAGCAGCACCAGAGAATCAATTAGCAGAAACAATAAGCCAACAACAAGACAGACCTATAAAAGCATTTGTAACAAGTACAGATGTATCTTCACAACAAGCACTTGACAGGTCCATAGAAGATGAGGCAGCAATTTAAAACAAAAGCATACAATTAATATTATATATATATGGATATCATAGAACTTTTTATAGATGAAAATGATGAGTCTCTTGGAATAGAGGCTATTTCAATAGTAGACAAACCTGCCATAGATGCTGATTTTGTTGCTCTAAGTAAGCAAAAAATAGAATTTGCAGAAGTAGACAAAGAGAAAAAAATTCTTCTTGGACCTGCACTTATTCCCAACAAGCCTATTTTTAGAAAGTCAGGAGACAAAGAATATTATATATTTTTCTCGAAAAGTACAGTTAAAAAAGCAAGTGAGTTATTTTTTATTAGAGGCAATCAAAACAATGCAACCTTAGAACACCAACTCAAACTAAAAGGAATGTCTGTAGTTGAGAGCTGGATAGTAGAAGGGGAGAATGACAAATCTAAAAACTATGGTTTAGATATGCCTAATGGCACATGGATGGTTGCTATGAAAGTTTTAGATGATGAGGTATGGGAAAACTTTGTTAAAACAAAAAAGGTAAAAGGATTTTCTATAGAAGGCTACTTTGCTGATAAGTTAGATTCTCCTCAAGACAGAGGTTTAAAAAGTGAACTTGCTGAATATGAAGATGAGTTGTTAGTAGAAGAACTTAGAGAACTGTTATCTGCAAAGAGAGTAGCTCTGGTAAGTTATAATGACTATCCTGACTCTGCTGTAAACAATGCAAAAAAAGCCATTGAGTACAACAAAGAGGTAGGAAACAAATGCATGACTCAGGTAGGTAAAGTAAGAGCAAGACAGATAAGTAAAAAATCAAAACTCTCCGAACAGGTTTTAGTAAGAGTTAGGTCATACTTGGAGAGAGCTGAGGTTTATTATGATGAAAAAGACAAGTCTGCTTGTGGTACTATAGCATACTTAGCTTGGGGAGGCTTGTCAATGAAAAGATATGTAAACTCTAAACTAAAATCATTAGGTTATGAAGATTTAGAACAGTTAGAAACTCAAGTGGTAGATGATACATTTGCTATCATAGATGACAGACTTGCTTACAGCTCTGTTGCAAAAGCAATAGAAATATCCAAAGACTTAGGTTGTCAAGGTTTCCATGTCCATGAGTTAGAAGATAAAAAGTGGTATATGCCATGTGAGCAGCATAGTGTAAACATGAGATATAAATGTCCAAAGGGATATAAAAAAGACTACAAAAAGCATAAGTGTGTAAAGATGACAGCAGAAGAACTTGCTGAGATAGGTCCAAGAGGAGGTATTAGAAAGAGTCCAAAAGCACCAAAGTCTGGAACACCAAACCCAAATCCAAAAGGTAAAGGCACAGCAAAAGGAGATGCTTCTACTTCAAGGGGTGCAAAGGTATCTCAAAAAGATTTAGCAGCCTTACAGAAAAAAGCAGATGACTTTAATGAAAGATACAAAAAGAAGTTAGGATATGGTACTACAGTAGGACAACTTAAAGCAGTATTTCAAAGAGGACTTGGAGCTTTTAACACTTCAAGAAGTCCAAGAATTAAATCTCCAACTGCTTGGGCACAAGCAAGAGTAAATGCTTACTTGTATTTAATTAGAAATGGCAGACCACAAAATCCTAAATATACAGGAGACTTTGATTTGTTACCTGCTAAACACCCTAAATCTAACAAGAAATGAAAAAGTATAAAAAAACACCAAGCAGAACAAGTCCAACAGGAGATAGTAGACCATGTTTATGTCCAGATGGTACTTATGCAACAAAGTGCTGTGATGGTAGCTTAGAGGCTCAGGGTATTGGTGCTTTAAGTGGTGGCTCAGTTGCTACCATAAATGGAGTAAGTAGAACAGGTTAAAAATATAACAAACTCTTAATAATTTAATTATATATAAAAGCATAAAGTATGAAACCCTCAGTACAAAAGATAATAAATAAACTACCAAAAGAAAAGGTAGACTTAGCAACTCAAAAAGTTGATTTAGGTTTGTATGATGAAATAAAACAATTAGACCAAAAGGATGCAGATTTAGATGCAAGATTTGCTAAAACAGGTTCTAAAATAGAGGCAGAATGTAAAGTTTTTTTAAGAGATTTAAATAGTTACTTGCAAAATAATGATGCTAAAAGAAAAGCAATTAGAAAAATATTAGAAGAAAAGAGAAGAATAGAAGATGAGTTAGGAGTTACAGTAAGAATACCAAGTAGTGTTAAAGATGAAGATGGTAGTGCTGTATCACAAGTAAGAACAATGATTAGTACAGTACAAAGATTTATTTCAGATTTAAAAAGTATTTAAAAATCTAACAAAAAATTAATTATTTATTATATATGTATGAAAGCACTTGATATTATAAACAAAGTAAAAGACCTTGTTGGAGTAGAACTCCAAGAGGAAGTAAAATTAGCTCAAGCTACTTTAGAAAATGGAACTGTAATAGAGGCAGAAAACTTTAGCGAAGGTAATGAGGTATTCATTGTAACAGAAGATGAAAAAGTACCTTTGCCTGTTGGAGAGTATACCCTTGAAGATGGTGAAGTTTTAATGATTAAAGAAGAAGGAGTAATAGACTCAGTAGGTGCAAAGGAAGAAGAAAAAGAAGAAGCCTCTGAGGAATTAAAAGAAGAACCTCAAGATGATGTTCAAGAACAGAACTTAGAGGAGGATAAAGAAGAAATGAAATACGCAACTAAGACTGAGCTTGAAGAAGTAAAGAAATTAGTTGAGGAAGTAAAAGAGATGGTAAAAGCAATGGACACTAAAAAAGAAGAAAAAATGTCTGCTGTTCAAGAGCCGCCTCAAAAGGTTACTCATTCTCCTGAAAATGAAGTGAAAAAGGAAAGAACCCTGTTAGAAAGTAGAAGAAATGAAACTACTTATGACAGAGTTCTAAGAAGAATTAATAATTTATAATAAGATGAAAAGAAAAGTAGATTTAAGTACAACAACTTCTTTGACCACAACTTATGCTGGGGAGTTTGCAGGACAATATATTAGTGCTGCTTTGCTTTCAGGAAAAACTTTGGGAGAAGAACTTATCACAATCAAGCCTAATATTGCTTTAAAAGAAGTAATAAAAAAGGTTTCAACTAATGACATTGTAAAAAATGCAAGTTGTGATTTTGACCCAACAAGCACAATTACATTGACTGAGCGAATTTTAGAGCCAGAGGAGTTTCAAGTAAACTTACAGCTTTGTGTAAAAGATTTTATTTCAGATTTTGAGGCTGCTGAAATGGGTGTAGGTCCAATGAACAGAACTTTACCTCCTAAATTTTCAGATTTCTTAATTGCTCATGCAGCAGATAAGGTAGCTCAGAAATTAGAGCAGAACATTTGGAATGGTACAAATGCAACATCAGGAGAGTTTGATGGTTTCAAAACTACACTTCTTGCAGATTCAGATGTAGTAGATGTTTCAGGAACAAGCTCAACAGCTTCAAATATTATTACAGAATTAGGTAAAATTGCTGATGCAATTCCTTCTGCTGTCTATGGAAATGAAGATGTTATTATTTATCTTCCAAGCAATATGTACAGAAACTACATTAGAGCTTTAGGTGGATTTGGAGCATCAGGTTTAGGAGCTGCTGGTTATGAAAGCAGAGGAACAAACCAAGACATTCAGCCTACCTTCTTTGATGGTATTAAGGTTGTTAATGTAAGTGGTTTAGCAAGTGATACAGCAGTAGCTGCTCAGAAAAGCAACCTATTTTTTGGTACAGGTCTTTTATCAGACAACCAAGAAGTAAAGGTTATTGACATGAGAGACATAGATGGAAGCCAAAATGTAAGAGTAGTAATGCGATTTACAGCAGGTATTCAACATGGAATTGGTTCTGACATTGTATTATATTCATAATTTTTAAAATATAGATAGATGAGTACAACAATAACACATAGTAATGATGTTGAAAGACAAGTAGAAAAGTACCAAGCTATTACCATTGGGGAAACTTACACAATGGCAGATAGTGGTAAGACAATTAAAGTATCTGGTACAGGTGGAACAGTAACACTTCCAGCTCCAACAGAAGGCTTTAATATTAAATTTGTAACAACAGGAGGATTAACCTCAGCTAATACTGTAATTGCAGGAGGAACTGCTGATGTAATGGAAGGTTCTATTATTGTAGCAGGAGCTGTAGTAGATGTAGATGCTGCTGACCAACTGAATTTTGTACATACTGCTGATAACTTAGGAGACTTTGTAGAGATTACCTCTGATGGGTCAAACTATTTTGTCTTTGGTAATGCACTTGAGTCTGGTGGTATTACAGCAACAGGATAATTATAACAGATGGCTGAAATGCTACCTAATAAATTCAATAAATTATGGCTTGTACGCTTAGTATAGGGAGAAAAGTACCATGTAAAGATGTGGTAGGTGGAATTAAAGGAGTATACTTTTTTGACTTTGGTTCTATAACAGCAGCCTTTGATAGTACAGATACAGATGTAGTTGAGGATTTAGGTGTAGTTACTTGTTTTAATTATGAAGTAAAGGGAAACAGTAGTTTTGAACAGGCTTTTACAAGTTCAAGGGAGAATGGTACAACATTTTTCGAGCAAACTTTAAACTTGACTCTGACTAAGCTGACTGTTCAAGACCATAAAGAGTTAAAACTTTTAACTTTTGGCAGACCTCATGTAGTTGTAGAAGATTATAATGGAAATGCTTTTATTATGGGTCTTGAGCATGGAGCAGATGTTTCTGGTGGAACAATAGTTACAGGAGCTGCTATGGGAGACCTAAGTGGTTATACACTTACTCTTACAGCACAAGAGCTAAAACCTGCTAACTTCTTAGAAGGAGCAACTTCTGCAAATCCATTTGCTGGAATGACTAATACTGTAACAATTACAGAAGGTACTAACACCTAATAAATCTTAGACCAATAAAGAGGGGAGGCATTTGTCTCCCTTTTTTTATAACAAAATGTTAATAACATAACAAATACAAGTCTTTTTGTTACAAAACTATATTTTTTTGGTTATTGTTAATAAAATGTTTATATTATTGTAAAGATTAAGTTCTTTGACATATTGTAACAATTTTAAAACCTAATCAAAATGAAAAATGATTACACAATTAATTTAAGGCTTCGCAGCAATGGTAGAAATTATGCTGCAAGATGTGAACAAGACATTAGAATTAACGATTTAATATTTCATCATGATATTGAATGGTATGTTTGGGATAGATTAAAACAAGGGTACACAGTTAATTTAGATGTAGAAAGTCTTAAAAACAAAATGTAACATAAAAGGGCAGCAGAGATGTTGCCTTTTTTTTATAACAAAATCAAAACTCTTTTATTATATATATATGATTATTTTACAAGAGAGTAGTTCAGCTCAGAACATAGATTTTATTCCAAGAAGTTTTGTTAGTGGAGGTAGCTATGTAGTTACGATTGATGATGAGCAAACAGGTACAAACATACACAATGCTACAACTACAAGCATTTCAGAAGTTCTGTACTTTAATAGATATAATGCTACCTTTACTACAAAACAAGATAACTTTTATGTCTTAACAATTAAGTCAGGTATTGATGTAGTATTTAAAGACAGAATTTTCTGCACAAACCAGACTGATTACTCTATAAACAATGGAGAGTACCAACAGACAGAAAGTAATAATGATTTCATATTTGCGTAAATGGAAAATGTACATTTAATAAATTTATCAAGCTATAACAGACCTGAGGTAGTAGAGGACAAGAAAAAAGATTATGTTGCCTATGGAGAAGATAACAACTACTATCAATACCTAATAGACAACTTTATAAACTCTACTACAAACAATGCTACAATAAATGGTATTGCTCAGCTTATTTATGGCAAAGGTATAGATGCCTTAGACAGCTCTACAAAGACAGAGGAGTATGCAGCTCTAAAATCTATATTTAACAATGACTGTCTTAGAAAGATATGCTTAGATTTAAAACTATTAGGAGAGGCATCATTTCAAGTTATCTACCAAAATAACAAAGTAGTAAAAGCAGAACACTTTCCAAGACAAACCCTAAGACCTGAGAAGATGATAGATGGTAAGATTAGAGCTTACTACTATTTTCCTGATTGGGCAAACATGAAAAAGTCAGACAAGCCTAAAAGAATTGCAGCTTTTGGTTTTGGGAATCAAACAGAACCAGAAATTAAAATAGTTAAGAGATATGTTTCAGGCTATGATTATATATGTCCTGTAGACTATGCAGGTTCTTTAGCTTATGCAGAGCTTGAAAGTGAAATATCAGATTATTTGATAAATGATGTTCAATGTGGTTTCTCTGGTACTAAGGTTGTAAACTTCAACAATGGAGTACCTGAAAGAGAAAAACAGTTACAGGTTAAAAATGATGTAATGAATAAGCTCACAGGGTCAATGGGAGAGAAGGTCATTGTAGCTTTTAACAATAATGCTGAGAGTAAAACTACTATTGATGATGTACCTTTAAATGATGCTCCTGCTCACTATGAGTATTTATCTTCTGAGGCAGCAAAGAAAATTATGGTAGGTCATAGAGTAACCTCACCTTTACTTTTAGGTATTAGAGATGACAACAATGGTCTTGGAAATAATGCAGATGAGATTAGAACAGCTTCTTTGCTGTTTCAAAACACTACTATTAGACCTTATCAGGACCTTATAGTGGACTGTATGGACTCTATTCTTGCAGTTAATGATATTATTTTGTAACCTTACAGCCTCTTGAATTTATTGATACAGAAAATGCAGTAACTAAAGAAGCTAAGGAAGAAGAAACAGGAGTAAAACTTTCAGATGACAGACCTTTCTTATCTGATGAAGATGGAGAAGCTCTTTTAAAACTTATTGAAGATTTAGGAGAAGATGAGGACTATGAAAACTATGAGTTGTTAGATGTAGATGATACAGAAGATGAACCTGAGGACTTTGATGTAGAAGGATATTTAAATGGTTTACATTTGTCAGCGTACAAAGCACCATCACCAACAAAAGATTCAAGCCAAGACAATCAGATTTATAAGGTAAGATACAAATATGTTAAGGGTACTCGCAAAGTAGCTAAAAATCCATCAAGAACTTTTTGTAAACAAATGTTAAAACGCAACAAACTATACAGAAAAGAAGATATAGCTCAAATGAGTTTTAGAGGAGTAAACAAGTCTTTTAATAAAAATAAGCCATATTCACTTTTTAAATATAAGGGAGGACCTAATTGTTATCATAGATTTGAAAGGAGAGTTTATAAGAAAAGACTAAAAGCTGATGGAGAACCTTATGCTGGTAATGCTTTAAATCAAACAAAGTTTGTAAATGTAAACCAAGCAATAAGAGAAGGATTTAAATTACCAAAAAACCCTAAGGAGGTGGCTATTGCTCCAATAGATATGCCCAATAAAGGATACAGAAAACCAAGATAGATATGGCAACAGGTTTAATGATTTCAAGAAAAGATATAGTCAAGTTCACTTCTTTGAATGGTAACATTGACACAGATAAGTTTATACAATATATCCTAATAGCTCAAGAGACCCACATTCAAAACTATCTTGGTTCAAAACTATATGATAAAATAAAAGCAGATATTGAGGGTTCTTCTCTTGCAGGTGATTATTTAACATTAGTAAACACCTATATAAA